CTGTAAGGATGTAACCATGGGATTTTTGAAACCTAGCGCACCCGCTATTCCGCCACCGCCTCCACCACCGCCTGTTGTTCCGCAAAAGGCTGTGCGTCCAGACCAGCGTGAAAAACTCAAAAAAGAACTGTCCGATCCCCGCAGAATGGGTCGCCAGCAAACGGTTCGCACAGGCCCAAGGGGTGTCATGGACGAGGAAGAAACGACGCGCACAGGAAGCAGCCTGCTTAGAGGAAGCCGTGCTAAGACCGATAGTTGATGAGCAGCCTGATGCACGCCAGTCTCTTGAAGAAGTCATGGAAGAGACTGCATATCCGCATCGCTTTAATCACCATAAGATTATGGATAATGCGTTTATCGTTTCGATTGTGGATACAGAGACATCTACGCTAGCCGCGTACTTTTGGTTCTATCGCTTGGCACAAAACGAAACCCACTACTCGATTCACTTACTGGTGTTACCGGAACACAAAAAGAAGTTTTTTTCGCGTACACTTGTCAATGCGTGTCTCAATTTGATGTGGATACTCGGTTGCGACACAGTGGTTGCTGAAAACGCAAACCATGATTTGTTGCTCCGTGTGGGCGGTTATATGAATGACGAAGGCGAGGCGGTGTTGCCACTGCCTCACGAATGGAGATAGATATGGCAAAGCCAGTAAAAGGCATAGGAAAGTTTGTTACGGACATTGGAAAAGATGTCATTGGCGCAGTTGCTAAGCCAGTTGCTGAAGCAGTGGCACCCAAGCCAACAGCAAAGATGGGTGGCCAGCAAATTGCGCAACCAGAAGAAGCCAAGAAGGTTTCACCAAAGTCTGCTGTTTCCCTTGGTGGGGAAGATCAAATGCGAGGAACACGGCAACAAGCTCGTCGTCGTCGTGCCGCAGGTATTGCGACTGGATCGCGTGGCTTAACAAGTTCTGCTCGGACTGAGAAAAAGTCACTGTTAGGCCAATAATAGGTCATATAGTGACCATTAACGCTGTTTATGAGACATAAAGGACACAATAATGGCTGATGCACTTGCCTCTGATTTATTGCGGCGGTATGCGTCTTTGCGCACGAATCGTCAGATGTGGGAATCACATTGGCAAGAGATTGCTGATTTCGTTGTCCCTAGAAAGGCAGACGTTACCAAGCGTCGCACCGATGGCGACAAACGAACAGAGCTAATCTTTGACTCGACTGCAATCCATGCTGCTGAACTGCTGTCTGCGTCACTGCACGGCATGTTAACCAACGCCAGCACTCGCTGGTTTTCCTTGCGATTCCGTGATCGTGAACTCGATAAGAGTGACGAGGCGCGTGAATGGCTTGAGTCTGTCGAAGACGATATGTACCTTGCGTTTGCACGGTCAAACTTTCAGGAGCAGATTCACGAGCTGTATCACGACCTGATTACATTTGGCACTGGCACGATGTTTATTGAGTCTGACCCAGACACAGTAATCCGATTTGGGTCACGCCACATTTCTGAGTGTTATCTTTCTGAAGATGACAAAGGCCGCGTCGATACAGTGTTCCGTGAGTTTAAGATGCCAGCCCGTGCCGTTCTTATGCGGTTTGGCAAAGACAACCTAGACGCAAAGACACTAGCTCACATCGAGCAAAAGCCGTATGACAACATGACTCTCATCCATGCCGTGTATCCGCGCTCGGATCGGGACACGTCCAAGGTGGACTCAAAAAACAAGCCGATTGCTTCAGTTTACATGGAGCCTCGCACCAAAAAGGTGTTGAGCGAATCCGGTTTTGATGAGTTTCCGTATGTCGCACCGCGATTCCTGAAAGCGTCATTTGAGATTGGCTATGGGCGCAGTCCTGCAATGACCGCATTGCCAGACATCAAAATGCTAAACAAGATGAGCGAGGTAACAATCCGTGCAGCGCAAAAGCAAGTCGACCCGCCGTTGCTTGTTCCTGATGACGGTTTCATGCTCCCAATCCGAACTGTACCTGGCGGCCTTAATTTCTATCGCTCAGGCACACGAGACAGACTAGAGCCTCTTAACATTGGTGCAAACAATCCGCTGGGCATGAACATGGAAAACCAGCGTCGAGACGCAATCCAGTCCGCGTTCTATGTCGATCAGTTAATTCTTAGCCAAGGTCCGCAAATGACAGCGACCGAAGTTGTCCAACGCACCGAAGAAAAGATGCGTCTGCTTGGCCCAGTGTTAGGCCGGTTACAAGCTGAGTTGCTTCAGCCAATGATAAATCGGGTATACAACATCATGGTGCGTCAAAAGCAATTTAACCCTGCACCTGACTTTATGCGAGAAAGCGACATTGAGATTGAATACGTTTCGCCGCTTGCTAAAGCACAGCGTCAGGGTGATATTCAAGCAGCACTCCGTATGCTTGAGTTGTTTACGCCGCTTTCTCAGATTGATCCAACGTCAATGGACTACATTGACATTGACGGCATGGCAAAGTATTTGCTGAAGACCCTCTCTGTCCCAGCAACCACGATCCGCGGTGACGAAGAGGTCATGATGCTCCGTCAGCAACGCCAGCAAGCGCAACAGGAGCAAGCACAAAACCAAGAAACAATGCAGTACATGGAAGCGGCAGGGCAAGCCGCGCCAGCACTGAAAGCAGCAGGGAGTGTCGAATGACCCTAGAAGAAGTCGAAAACCTACGCGAAGCCTACAAGCTAGTGTTTGGTTCTGAAGATGGACAACGTGTTTTAGAAGACATGGCGGCTCGATTTCACATCAACGCCTCGGTGTATAGCACTGAGCCAACAGATACAGCGTACCGTGAAGGTCAGCGCACGGTGGTGCTGTTTATACAATCCATGCTGACGGACATTCCAGATCAAATAAAGGAACTAGCAAATGAGTGAAGAACAGGCAACTGAAGTCTCTGACGTACAGGAAAGCGTACAACCAGAGGTAGCTCAGTCTGAGGCAAGCTCTGAGGATTGGCGTGCAGCCATTCCAGAAGAAATCCGTGACCACAAATCACTGTCGCATATCAACGACATTGGCGCGCTTGCCAAGTCGTATGTTCATGCACAGCAAATGATTGGCGCAGACAAAGTTGTGCTGCCAGGGCAAAGCGCAACAGACGATGAGTGGAATGAGTTTTACGCTCGCATTGGGCGACCCGAAAGCCCAGAAAACTATAACTTTCAGCTAGAGTCTCTACCAGAAGGCGTTGAAGCTGACGAGGACATGCTGAACTGGTTTAAGCAGACAGCGCACCAAGCTGGCATGACTCCACAACAAGCGCAAACAATGCTAGATGCGTACAACCATCTTACTGGCGAAACACTGCAATCAAGCAGCCAAGAGGCTGAGATGCGTGTCGCGCAGGTTGAAGGTGAGTTACAGCGCGAGTTTGGGCAAGCGTTTGAAGATAAAATGGGGCTTGCTAACGGCGTTTTGCATGAGTTTGGTCACCCAGACCTTGCAGAAATTCAGCTTGCTGATGGCACATTCTTGGGCGACAACCCAGATGTCATTCGCATGTTTGCAAACCTGGGGACGTACATTCAGGAGCGCGTAGGCGAAGATTCGTTGGAGGGTGTGCGCACAAGCGGTGCATTGACCCCAGAGGGCGCAATGGACAAAGTGCGCGACCTGACGCAACCGAATACGCCGTATTGGGATGCGCGTCACCCAGAGCATCAGTACTATGTTGATGAGGTACTAAAGTATCGCCAAGCCGCAACAGGTTGATGAGGTATTCAATCTTTTGTGAATAGCGGTTACACTAGTACCGATTTGTGTAGCCTCGGTTGACAAGCGATACGCCCGACTGAGGCACACATTAAGACGGGACAAGCATAAGCCCCCGCTGGCTCCACTGCCATAAAGTGACACTTTGAATATCGTCCAGCGTTGCTGGGGAGCGAATACTGTTTAAGCTAACTGGATAGGAGACATAAAATGTCAACCGAAATTACAACTGCATTTGTGCAGCAGTTTAGCAGCAACGTCCAACTGCTCTCACAGCAGCGTGGCTCTTTGCTGCGTAATACGGTTTCTGAAGAAGCCGTAACAGGTGAAAAAGCGTTTTTCGACCAAGTAGGTTCTGTTGCCGCGATCAAGCGTACTTCACGCCACGGCGACACTCCATTGATTGAGACGCCACATTCACGTCGTATGGTTACAATGGACACTTACGAGTGGGCCGATTTGATTGACGACGCCGACAAGGTGCGCATGTTGATTGATCCAACATCGACTTACGCTCAGGCGGCTGCGGCTGCAATGGGTCGTGCGATGGACGACGCAATCATCGAAGCGGCTTTGGGTACTGCCAAGACTGGTAAGACTGGCGCAACGTCTACTGCGTTTGATTCAGACAACCAGATCATTGCTGGCGGTTCTGACATGACGCTTGCCAAGCTGATTGAAGCCAAAAAGATTTTGGACTTGAACAGCGTTGACCCATCAATCCCTCGGTACATTGCTGTTAGTCCAGCACAGATCGAGTCGTTGCTGAACTCAACCACAGTTACAAGCGCAGACTTCAACACAGTCAAGGCGTTGGTACAGGGTGAGATCAACACGTTCATGGGCTTCAACTTTGTTGTATCAACTCGCTTGGCACTCAACGGCAATGATCGTCAGTGCTTTGCATGGGCAATGGACGGTATCAAGCTGGCTGTTGGTAAGGACGTTATGGCGCGCGTTGAAGAGCGTTCAGACAAGTCTTACTCAACGCAGGTTTACTACTGTGCAACTTTTGGTGCGACTCGTATGGAAGAAGCCAAGGTTGTTCAAATTGACTGCGACGAAAGCGCATAAGGAGAACTGAATCATGGCAACTGTATATTCTGACGTTCGCACAGAC